AAATTCTGATCAAAATATTTGCAAGAAATAACAGTTGGATCTAATACAGCAAAGTCATTGCTATCATACGGATAGAATTTACACTTGTAAAAACCCTCATCAGGGTCATTTGGATTAGTGGGTTCCCACTCCTTACCTACAAACACACCATTCTTAAAAGACCAAACATGACGCCTCTTCTCAATATCCGGAAACTGATTATCATTGCATTTAGAAATATTGTCAATAACTTCCCTAAAAATGCTCCCCTTACTCGTAAAGTTTTTCCACATCTCAAAATTGTCATCTTTGTTGGCTAATGAATATACGAATTTCTCGATAGTCATTTTTGGTTCCCACGCCCTTGTATTGTATCCTTCCTCTGTTTTGCGTTCTTCACAACACTGACCCTTGTATCTACGGTATTTTGCTTTTTCAAGTTCAGCAAGAGTGAAAATAAGACATTTTTGGAGAGGTATAGAATTATCTAAATCATCATCACACATAGTTGAGGCATCAAAAAAGGAGTTTGTCTGTGGCAGTGCAGTTGGATTTGCAATACGTTCATACGCAGTATAGTGTCGACGTATGTTATCATATCCATCTTTGAGTTGCTTTAGGACATTATGAATTCGCATAATTAGAGTGGTTCCCTCATCATCTTCTTTCGTTTGAAGATTGAGAGCTTTCACTCTAGCTTTTAAATCTACCAGGAAGCGTCGTTGCTTCTCACGAATACCCTTAACAGCTAGGATGTCGATTCTACCTACAATTGGGTTGTTATTCTCATCATAATTACCTTCGTGGATAAATTGCCTATATCCAAGTTCGCGAGCATTTCTGAAATCTTCTGTCCTGAGATCCCAGTAATTCTCAAAATTGACGACAATATTTCTTAAGGCATCTTCATTCATCGACTGGATACTCTGTTTTTGAAGCTCTGCCAGCGCTTCGTAACGATTTGGTTCCTTGTCGATGAAGTGAGTAATGTCCATTTCTATTATTTAGAATTTTCTCTCTAATTAATTTTTCAACTCACTCAAAATTTTGATGAGTATTTTATTTTGCATTTGAAGTTGCTGAGTGATACTCACCAGAGCAGTGCATACAGTGTCACCATCTTCAGTGGCGAGTAGTGAAGTCATCAAGGTCGCGACATCGACACCATCATCTTCAAACATCTCATCATCTTCATCCCCCATTTCATCCAATTCATCAACTTCATCCTCAGTCATAGAAATTTCCTCGACAGTGTCAGACTCTGTCTCATACTCAGATTCGGGTAGGGGTACGGGTACGATTTCACCCTCCTCAATTTCTTCAGGCTGTTTTGACATTTGATTTAGACTAAGAAAAATTGGATCGCGAAATTTCGCACATTTACCCAAAATTATTTTCTCTGCCTATAGTACAACAACTCTCAAAATGGCTGGCGGTCTTATGCAACTCGTAGCTTACGGTGCCCAGGATGTCTACCTTACCGGTAACCCTGAGGTAACTTTCTTCCAGGCGAAATACAAGCGCCACACTAACTTCGCGATGGAGAACATCGAGCAGACCGTCAACGGTACTGCCGCCAACTCCGGCCGCGTCTCCGTCACCGTTGCCCGCAACGGTGATCTCGTCGGTGACATGTACATCGAGCTTGAGTCCGATGAGGCGACTACTATCACCACTGCCGCGGCTGATTGCAACTGGGTTGCCGAGCGTGCCGTTAACAACGTTGAGCTTTCCATTGGTGGCCAGCGCATTGACAAGCACTACCAGAAGTGGTGGCGCATGTACTCCGAGCTCTACCTCGATGAGTCCAAGAAGGCCACTTGGGGTAAGATGACCACTGCGGGTGACGGCAAGACTGTCTACCTCCCCCTTATTTTCTTCTTTAACCGCAATCCCGGACTTGCCCTCCCACTAATTGCCCTGCAGTACCATGAGGTCCGCATCGATTTCGATTTAGCGTCTAACTTCACCACCTACCTCAACGCGTCTGTCTTCAAGGTCTGGGCCAACTACGTGTACCTTGACACCGAGGAGCGTCGCCGCTTCGCCCAGAAGGGTCACGAGTACCTCATTGAGCAGGTTCAGCACACCGGCACTGACACTGTTACCGCTGATGGTGGTACCAAGCAGGTCCGCCTCTCCTACAACCACCCCGTTAAGGAGCTCGTATGGTGCTTCTCTAACACCCAGACCAACAACTCTCTTTGGAACTTCACCACCGCGTCTACCGATGCCAACATCAAGCTCGACTCCAACCAGAACTCCCTCGAGGGCTCTAACTGTTTCGTTACCACCGCCACCGCTGGTACCCCTATGGTTAAGGTTGGTGCCATTGGTGGTTCGTCCATCTTCACTGAGGAGGCCGTCGGTCCCCTCTCCACCTTCAAGCTCATCCTCAACGGCCAGGACCGTTTCAAGGAGCAGAAGGGCAAGTACTTCAACCAGGTCCAGCCCTACAACCACCACACCGGCTGCCCCTACCCCGGTATCTACTCGTACTCTTTCGCGCTCAAGCCCGAGGAGCACCAGCCTACCGGCACCTGCAACTTCTCGCGCATCGACAACGCGCAGGTCCAGGTTGTCACCGCGGGTACCACCAACAACGCGATCTCCATGCACATGTTCGCCACTAACTACAACGTCCTCCGCATCCAGTCGGGTATGGGTGGCCTTGCCTTCTCCAACTAAATACCCATACGCGGTATTTTAGTAAATAATTAAAAAACAAAACTCATTTTTAAAATGCACAGTACCAATGCTGTTTAAAAATGATTAGCAAGCCTAAGTCGACCTATTTTTTTTGTTTTCTAAATTAAAATGCCCAACTTTTCACGTACCCAATTGATTACTACCCTGTCTATGATGTTGAACGCCGTACAAGACAACCCTGATATGGAACTTAATAGAGTTATGGCACTCGCCATGTTTGAGGTTATACTCAGATATTACAATCTTTTCACACAGGGAAGGGGTGATAAGAAACTCATTCAGATGTGTTATGATAAGGCGAAAGGGCCTAAAAATGATCACAGATTTGCGAAGTATGTTGCTAAATTTGAGGAACTTACTAGACCGCCACCCCTGCGCCGATCGGCACGGTTGCGCCGATCGACACGACTTCGAGGATATTAGTGTCTGTCCATGAAGAATACAGGGTCATCTAATGAACTAAATGAGGGTGAAGGTGTTGTTATAGGTGTATCGTAGCCTCGCTGATTTGTAATAGTGGAATTTGTTTCGATGTTAATTTGTTGTTTTAGTTTCATACGCTCATTGTTTAATTCGATAATTCGTCGAGCATTAACAATGAAGGTGTTGTTGTAAACTCCCTTAGAATGTAATTGGCGATTCATGTCCCTAAATTGCCATATACCATGATTCACGTTTTTCAATTCTTCTCTGTATGAGCTTTTCATTTCGTAAGGTGCGATAAGGTCATATTCCTTTTGTAAATGTTTTTTAGATTCATCACAGTTCAAAATTTCCATTTTCAGTTCTAGGATTGTAATTTTATCTATAAGATCTGCATTTGAGATCTCTATTTTCATTTGTGTACCCATACAACCAAATCTCTAACTTAAACGTAAGCCTCTCATTATGGATAATGATCAAGAAAGTATTTGATCTTTTTATTAAAGTGGATAAACCTCTATTGGGACGTTGGAATTTGAAGTCGTGTAACGAAATTTCAACATCCATCAATTCTATCTATCAGAACAGGGATCATTGTGGTGATACGATATGTAAAACACCAAAGAAGGCTTCAGAGTATCCCTCAAAACAATCCTCCACCGAGCATACCCAAACCACCGGTAAATAAACCCATACAGCTGGCCATGGAAGCCGCGGGTGTAGTAGGAATACTACCAGCTGTCCTCATAGATGAGACGGAGCAGCATAAACAACAGACCAACAATAACATGGGGGCAAGTTGTCGCATCTTTATTTTATAATAGACTTAGAAAATAAACCCAATACCTAATCATGTATGAGATATACACCGATGGGAGCAGTTTGGGAAATCCTGGACCTTCTGGCTGGGGTGTGGTCAGTGATCGTTTTAAGCTTAGTGCTGGACAACCTAATTCAACAAATAATCGGATGGAGATGACAGCTATTTTGAGAGCTCTTGAAGAGTCTGTGAAGAGAGATATTCAAGAGGTGCGTATATTTACGGATAGTAACTACGTGAAACAAGGGATAAATTCATGGATTATAAAATGGAAACAAAATGGATGGATGACATCTGCGGGTGCACCCGTGAAAAATAAGGATTTGTGGATTGCTGTCGATGAAACACGTAAAAAATTGAACGTAGTTGAATGGCGGTGGGTAAAAGCCCATAATGGCGACCCTAGAAATGAAGAAGCTGATACATTAGCCAGGGAGAGTGCGAAAAATATATCCGCGTAAAATAGACCATGAGTGTTAAACAAGACGAACACTGTGAGTGGTGCGAAAAACAAGAA